TAAATTATGGCTATTGGCTTTAATACAACAAAGGGCTCGGCCCAAAAAGATAAAATTGAAACTTACAACTACGCAGGTAAAGAAGACCATCACGTAAGACTGATTGGTGACTTACTACCTAGGTACGTCTACTGGATTAAAGGAGAAAACGGGAAAAATATTCCTATGGAGTGTCTATCTTTTGATAGAGATTCAGAAACCTTTAACAACAAAGAACATGACCATGTTCGCGACTTTTACCCAGACTTAAAATGTGGATGGTCTTATGCCATTCAATGCATTGACTACGCTGATAAAAGTGTTAAAGTTTTAAATTTAAAAAGAAAACTATTCGACCAAGTACTAGTAGCTATGGAAGAGTTGGGAGACCCAACTGATCCAGTTACAGGCTATGACATTCATTTCAAAAGAAAGAAGACTGGCCCACAAGTATTTAATGTAGAATATCAATTAGCAGTTCTAAAGTGTAAAGCTAGAGAACTAGAGGATTGGGAGAAGGATTTAGTGGCTAATCTTAAGTCAATGGATGACGTTCTTACCAGACCAACTGCAGACGCGCAGTTAGAGCTGTTGAGAAGAGTGAATGACCAAGGTGGAGACACACCTGAGGAAGTATCAGACGAGTTTGATGTATCATGATGGTAGGAGTAGGAGAAAAGTTTCCTGCATTTAAATTGCAGGGTGTCAGTAAAGATAACGAGTTTGTAGAAGTTTCAGTTACTGAACACTATGACCCGTTAAAGCACGATTATACAGTAGTCTACTTTTATCCGAAAGATTTTACTTTTATCTGTCCTACAGAAATTGCAGGAATGGATGTATTAGTAGATGAGGCAAACGTAATCGGTATTAGTGGTGATAATGAGTTCTGTAAGTTAGCTTGGAAAAAAGATAACGAACTGATTGGAAACATTAACCACTCATTAGCAGCAGACTGTGGTTTAAGACTTGCAGAAGAACTAGGAATAGTTGATGAAGAAGCAGGTGTTTGCTACAGAGCAACCTACATTATTGATAGAAATGATGTAGTACAACATGTAAGTGTTAACGCACTTGACACAGGCAGAAATGCTAACGAAGTTCTTAGAACTTTACAAGGCATCAAAGCAGGTGGATTAACAGGGTGTGAATGGACACCTGGGGATGACTTTGTAGTATGATTTTATTTACAGCAGATTGGCATATTAAATTAGGACAAAAGAATGTACCAGTAGCGTGGGCTTGCTCTCGTTACCAAATGTTCTTTGAACAAGTGCAGGAAGCTGTAGATAATCATGAAGTTAATCTTCACATCATAGGTGGGGACTTGTTTGACCGAGTCCCTTCTATGGATGAGCTTACTTTGTATTTTGATTTTGTAAAAAGAACAAAAGTAAGAACAATTATCTATGATGGCAACCATGAAGCCACTAGAAAAAATAAAACTTTCTTTGATAATTTAAAGAGAGTAACAAATGAATTAAACCCTCTAGTAGAAGTTATAACAGAAACTTACTATGAGGATGACTGGGCAATACTACCTTATGCAGATTTGCATAAGAAAAATAGTATAGAAACGATAGATGCAGAGTATCTATTTACTCATGTTCGTGGAGAGATACCTCCTCACGTTATGCCTGAAGTAGATTTAGAAAGATTTGATAAGTACAAAACGGTTTTTGCAGGAGACTTACATGCTCACGAGAATACTCAAAGAAATATTGTGTATCCTGGAAGCCCAATGACAACCTCTTTTCATAGAAACCAAGTCCAAACGGGGTATCTAATTATAGATAACTGGGAATGGACATGGCATAAATTTGAGTTACCACAACTTATTCGTAAGACTGTTAATACTACTGAAGCAATGCTACAGACAGATTTTCATCATACAATTTATGAAGTAGAAGGAGATGTGCAAGATTTAGCACGAGTCAAAAATTCTGATTTACTAGATAAGAAAGTTGTTAAACGAGAGACAGAGGCTACTTTAAATTTAAGTAGTGAAATGTCAATGGAAGATGAACTAGGAATATATCTGAGAGAGATTCTTTCTCTTGATGATGAAAAAATACGAAAATTAATGGGAGTTTTTAATGATTATTCTACAAAAACTGAAATGGGATAATTGCTTCTCTTATGGAGCAGATAACGAGTTAAATTTAAATGATGCAACTCTTACACAATTAGTTGGAACAAACGGAGTAGGTAAATCTTCTATACCTTTAATATTAGAAGAAGTACTATTTAACAAGAATAGTAAAAATGTAAAAAAAGCGGATATAGCAAATAGATATGTTAACAAAGGGTACAATATTAGTCTTGATTTCACTGTGGACAGTGACTTATACAACATTACTGTTATACGGCGTGCTACACTCAAATGTAAGCTAACTAAGAACGAGGAAGATATATCTTCACATACTGCGTCAAATACTTATAATACATTAGGGGATATATTAGGGATTGACTTTAAGACTTTTTCACAGCTAGTATATCAAAATACTAACGCATCATTACAGTTTTTGACTGCGACTGATACAAACCGTAAAAAGTTCCTAATTGACCTCTTAAAATTAGACGATTATGTGTCTTTCTTTGAAACATTTAAGGAAGCAGTGCGAGTAAATTCAAGTGATGTTACAACTATCAATGCGAAACTTTCAACTATTGCAAAATGGTTGGCAGACAATATTCTCGAAGATAGTTCCATACTTCCAAAAATAGATTTACCATTTTACTCGGAAGAACAAGAGATGTCTTTACGTTCTTTATTAATAGAACTTGAAAATATCTCGGAAAAGAATAAAAAAATAAATCTTAATAATCAACTTAAACACCAGCTTGCTGATATAGATTTGCATGAGTACAAAAGACAACTTGCAAAATATGTAGAAGAAAAAGATACTAATGATGCTGTTTCTTCAGTAGCAACATGGAAGTCAGAAATGATCCATGAAGATACAATGCTTAATAAGTATAATAAGTTATTAACTTTAGATGATATGGTGTGTCCAACTTGTGAAGGAGAAGTTGACGAAATGTTTGTAAACAGTATGATAAAAGAACATACTGAAAGAAAAGAAAACTGTGAAAGATTTACACAGGAGGCTGCAAGAAAGTTGCAGAAATTAGAGGAAGAAAATGCGATATATAGGACAGCAGAACGAGAAGTACAAAATTGGGAAGACCTCTACAGGTCTATCGACCATGAACTCACTACATCAATCCTCAATGAAGATGACTTACAAAACCAAGTTAAAAAACTTAGTGAAGAAATTACCACTGCTAAGTCGGCTCTTCAGGAAATAATTGATGAAAACACCAAAAGAGAAAGACATAACACCAGAATTGGAATTATACTGGAACAGACTAGCGAATTTCAAAGCCAACTTAATGCACTCCAATTTGAACTATCAAATAAAGAAGAACACCTGGCGGCACTTGAAACGCTTAAGAAAGCATTTTCTACCAATGGATTATTAGCATATAAAATAGAAAGTTTAGTAAAAGAACTAGAAGTTCTAACAAACGACTATTTAGCAGAATTTAGTGATGGTAGATTTAGTATTAATTTTGTTGTTACAAATGATAAACTTAATGTAGAAGTATCTGATAATGGAAACATTATAGATATACTTGCTCTTTCTAGTGGAGAACTAGCAAGAGTAAATATTGCGACATTAGTTGCAATACGAAAACTTATGGCTTCAATTAGTAGAAGTCAAATCAATGTTCTTTTCCTTGACGAAGTAAATCAAGCTTTAGATGAAGTTGGAAAAGAAAAAGTAGTGGAAGTATTATTAAAAGAAGAAAATTTAAATACTTATATGGTATCGCATGGCTGGACTCACCCATTACTAGAGAAAATAGAAATTACAAAAGAAGATAATATTAGTTATCTTGAATAGCAACACGAAAGTATATCTTGACATGAAACTTATTTTCTGTTATAATATATATCTTATGGAGAAAAAATGAAAGTAGAAATTTATAGTATACCAAACTGTACTTACTGCAAGAAAGCTAAATTCTTAGCTGACCATGTAGATCAAGTAACTGAGGTATCATATAAAATGATTGGCACAGATTTTTCTGCGTCTGACGTTAGGGAATTATTCCCAGGAGCAAGAACTTTTCCACAAATACTAGTAGACGATAAACATATCGGTGGCTATGTAGAGTTGGAGAAGTTGATTGGTTAACAGTAGACGTAAAGGTCACGATGCAGAGCTCAAAGCTGCTGCAATGTTAAAAAGAATTACTGGAATAGAGTTTGTACAGACTCCTGGTAGTGGCTCTGGTAAAATAAAAGGAGACTTATGTGTACCGCACAAAAAGAATCTTTTTTGTATAGAGATTAAACATTATAAAGATATGGGATTCAATCATAAAATATTCACTCAAAAGAGTAACGTATTTGTGAATTGGTGGTCTAAACTTTGTAAACAATCTGAACAGATGAACCAAGAGCCATTGCTTATTTTCAAAGAAAACCACTCGCAGTGGTATGTGGCAACGACAAGAAAGCCACTTTACAAAAAACATATGTACATAAACTGGCTAGGGTGCTATGTCACTCTTGCTGATAAATTTTTAGAAACACAAGAGGTAAAATTTACAAATGGCGATACAATTTACGAGCCATGGAAAGCCGATCCCGAATGGGAACTTATTGATTGTTGATGGACTCAATCTAGCTTTTCGATGGAAACACCAAGGTACTACAGACTTCGAGCATGAATATGTAAGAACTGTACAATCTTTGGCAAAGTCCTATAACTGTGGGGAGATAGTCATCTTAGGCGATGGCGGTAGTAATTACCGTAAGTCTATTGACCCAGAGTACAAAGCAAATCGTAAAGAACGATATGCAGAACAAACAGAAGAAGAAGCAAAAGAATTTGAAATGTTCTTAGCAGAATTTTCTACTACTATGTCTACTTTAAAACGTAAGGGTTATCTTACACTAAAGTATGCTGGAGTAGAGGCTGATGATATAGCCGCACTTATATGCCAAAACCGAGAAAACATAGGTGTAGATGAGATATGGATGATATCATCAGACAAAGACTGGGATTTACTAGTCGATGAAAAGATCAGTCGCTTTTCGACTGTAACAAGAAAAGAAACAACATTACTAAACTGGGATGAGCATTATGACTTTGACCCTTACTACTACTTGACTTACAAGGCGTTGACAGGGGATAAAGGAGATAATGTTCCTGGTGTAGATGGGATAGGACCGAAACGTGCAACTCAATTGATTGAGCAGTACGGAGACGTCTTTGATATTATGGCGAGTTTGCCACTTGATGGAAAGTACAAGTATATTCAGAACTTAAATGAGTTCGGAAGCGAAGGACTAGAAGCTGGGGTAAAACTCATGGATTTAACATACGATGTCAATGCAGCAGTGCTAGGACATGGGGAAGAAATTATAGGATTGGTAGAAAATTATGTCAGTGAAGATAGACTTTAGTAAAGATAAACTTTTAGATGAATTTGCCCATGCAACTCTAAAAGATAGATATATGGTAGGTGATGAAACTTCACCTCAAGAAGCTTTTGCTCGTGCTGCCATGGCTTTTGCAGATGATGATGCTCACGCACAGAGATTATATGATTATGTCAGTAATCTTTGGTTTATGTTTGCAACCCCCTTATTATCAAATGGAGGAACTCGTAGAGGATTACCGATAAGTTGTTTCTTAAATTATGTAGATGACAGTAGAGAAGGCATTACTGACCACTTTGTGGAAAATGCTTTCTTGTCATCTTTTGGTGGAGGTATTGGAGGTACTTGGAGTGATGTTCGTTCTGCAGGAATAAAAACATCAAAAGGTTCCGAGTCTACTGGAGCAATACCTTTTATGAAAGTTGTAGATGCAGAAATGTTGGCGTTTAGTCAAGGAGTAACTAGACGGGGTAGTTACGCTTCTTATCTGCACATATCACACCCCGAAATAGAGGAGTTCTTAGATGTACGTAAACCAACTGGTGGTGATGTTAATCGTAAGTGTACTAACCTGCATCATGGTGTCGTTATTCCTGACTCTTTTATGGAATTAATTCATAGAGCTACTAAGGAAGACGACTTTGATGATGGATGGGATTTAATAGATCCACACTCTAAAGAAGTAACAAAAAGAGTTTCAGCAAGAGCCCTTTGGGTAAAAATACTACAAAATAGAATGGAAACAGGAGAGCCGTATGTAATGTATGAAGATGCTGTACAAAATGCTTTACCAGATTTTCAAAAGAAGAAAGGATTAAAAGTACATCATTCTAATTTATGTAGTGAAATTACTCTTGCAACAGATGAAGAAAGAACAGCAGTATGTTGTTTATCTAGTGTAAATCTAGAATACTATGATGAATGGAAAGAGCATCCCTCATTTATAGGAGACTTAGTCAGAATGTTAGATAATGTTTTAACTTCGTTTATAGAAAATGCTCCAACGCAATTAGAAAAAGCTAAGTTTAGTGCCATGCGGGAGAGAAGTATTGGACTTGGTGCAATGGGATTCCATGCGTATTTACAAAAAAATGATATACCATTTGAAAGTGGTATGGCTGGAGGAGTTAATTTAGAAATGTTTAATCATATTAAATCTTCAGCAGATATTTGTACAAGAAAACTTGCACAAGAAAAAGGAGCTTGTCCTGA